TTCTTTCTCTTCAAATTTGACTTTACCATATTTAAATAAGGTATCTTTATATGGTCCTTCCATAAGTTTAATATGAACAGCAGATGCATCATCTTTTGGATAGATGAAACAATAATCAATTCCTTCAATCATATTATGCCTCAGCAAAAATGTTTTCAGTGTCCTCATCCATGATATTACCAGAAGCCACACTATACTTGTTTTCAACAAAATCTCTGAATGATTTATCTTTGAGAATTGGCATCCAGAAATCTTTCGTATCCGTATCTTTAATTCTGTACTTCTTATCTTCAACTTCACCAGTTTCGGTATTGACTTTACTATACCAGCCAACTGAAGGTTTCACTACATGACCAGATTCTAATGCAATATCAAGAAGACCTGACCATTTGCTGATACCACCCTCAAATGCAACAGTAACTGGAATCTTAGACTTTTCTTTTACGTATCTAGACTTTTCTACGTTGATAATGAAGTTGTAACCTACGATCTCAGTGCCCTCTTTCTCTTGTTGACGACCAAGAATGAAGATGTTATCAGCAGAGTAATAAGAGCCTGTACCACCGCCTACCACGTCTTTGGCATAGAGTTCCATAGTTTTATATGTGTGATTAACTACGATCATAGGAATATCTTTCATGGTCAAATGTGGTGTAACCATGCGAAACAAGGATTTGATCTGCTTTGCTCTTGACATGTCAGCCACAGATTTACCCTCAAGAGTATCTTCAACTTCTTTTTTTGAAGCAAGATTACCAATAGAATCAATGACGATGATTAACTTATCATCTCGATCCAATTGTGTTAACTGAGCCATTACGTCAAATTTAAGTTGCTCAATATCCACCAAGGGAGTATGTAACACTCGATCAGGATCAATACCAAAAGTATCAAAATAAGACTGAGGTGTGCCAAATTCCGAATCATAGAATAGTAGTGCAGCATCCTTATACTTGTCTAGGTACGATTTAGCCATCAAAAGTGAAAATGCAGTCTTAAAATGTTTTGATGGTCCGGCCCACATAGTAAGACCTGGAGTTAGACCACCATCTAACTTACCAGACAATGCCACATTGATAATCGGCACAGATGTAGTAATCATATCTTTATCTAGAAAGAACTTAGATTTAGATAGAATTGCTGACTCTTTAATGCTACTGTTTTTCTTAATCTTGTCAAGTATACTCATTTTATTACTCCCATTCATTACAATAATATTATTTACTTTTTTCTCTTTTTTTTATCAGTTGGAACATGATCTTCTATGTATACTCCAGGTGCGAGATGTGTTGTTTGTTTTACAACATCTTCTTGAGGTTCTTCAATCTCAATAGGATCACTTTCCACAACGGATTCTTCAACTTCTTTTACTTCAACTACATGCTCTTTAGGTTCTTCAATCTTAGATTCTTCAACTGGAAACTCAACGACCGGTTCTACTACCTCTTCAGATTCCTGTTCAATTTCATTTTCTGGTGATTGTTGATCAACAGTAGTTTGATTAGGTAGTTTTTCGTCTTCCCTCTGTTTCAGTGAGATGTTAGCAGCAATCAATAAGAGAACTGCTAATGGATCAAATACTGACATGATTAACATAATAACTAATCGAACTGCTTTGTCAATAGAGTCACTACCTGTTCCATATACCATTTCAGCAACATACTTAATAGGACCAACATCGACAGATAAGGTATTAGATTCTTTAACTAAAGGTAATCTATCTTTAGCAATCTTTCTTAACTCTCTTTGAACATCTTGAATCTGATTATCAAGTTTAGTACTTGCAGTTGATGGATCTTTAGCACGAGCAAGAAGATATGTTAATTTATCATTTGCAAGTTTTTCTTGATCATTAAGTGCTATTAAATCTGCCTGATTTGCACTTAGATCGATTGTTGAGTTGATGTGAGATTTGGATAGAAAACCAAATATACCCATACTTGTAATAAACATAAGAATTACAACAGCAGTTGATAGATAACTCTTAAGTAAGATAGGACATGTTTTCCAGTTTCTATACAACCAAGATGCAGTAACTAGTTTACTCATTTCTAGAACTGAACCCATGAAAACAACTGGCCAAAATGCACCAGTGAAAATTGAAGCAAGTCCAACAATAGAATAATATGCCGCTATTCCAGACAATAGAATTGCCGATAGAAATGTTAGGAATATCATGAGAAGAAATCCTCTAGTGTGTTTTGTTTTTCTGTTTTCCAACCAATACAATCTAATATAATTTTGATAGGCTCAATAAATGCTTTCTCAAATTGAATATTATAATCTATAAATTGATCCATGTCAAACTCTTTTGGCAATCTTGAAGGATATGAGATTACAGTATTTTTCAAAGGATTTGGCATCTTCAGATAAGCAAACTTGATCTTTTCACCTTCTTGTATTAGAGGATACTTTTTCGTAAGTTTCTTTTCTTTAAGATAATGATTATAAAGAATTGCACCTTTGACATGAATAGGTGTTGATGATTTATATAATGTCAATGAATCTGAGTATTTATTCAATCCATTAAGTCCACGAGGAAATGAAATATCTTCAGGTGGCAAACTATTAAATACTGTTCTAAAATCTTCGATAAATTTCTGAATATCTTCTTCTGTACCGTCCATCATAATCTTGATGGATTCTGCCATCTTATTTCTAATGACTTGTGGAGTAGAAGATTTGATCATCTCAAGACCCATCACTTTGAGATCAGGTTCTTTATATCTCACACCTTCATTATCAAATACATTTAGAATGTATCGTTTCTTGGCAGTCCAAATACCTTTGTTTGCCAAGGCTTCACGCTTCATTTGCATTTTTTGGTCGTATGCGTGAACATAATCAGCAAGTTCCTGAAAACTCTTATCAATATATGGTTGAATTTTATCCTCGCAAATCTTATCCATGAGGGAGATAATCTTTTCAGTTGTCTGTTCTTTTTCAAACATCTTATTAATAAGAGGACCAAGATGGAGATAAATTGAATCTGTGTCAGAGGCGATAACATAATCATGTTCCGTTTTCAAAAGTTTATTTAAATAATCATTTAACTTCGCTTCAATCCAACGAATAGATAATTTACCTGCCATTGTAACGGCAAGAGCCATTCTTAAATCATAAAATCTAAAGTACTGAGAACCAAGAGCACCATAAGCAGAATTCAGTGAAACTTTCTTTGCTAACTGAATATTATTATACTTTGCGATTCTTTTAGAAATCTCATACTTTTTACTATCATCTGATTCGTTTTCGTATTCCTGTTTTGCTTGCAACATCAACTTCTTAAACTTCTTTCTGTCTACATACATTTCTTCCAACATCTTAGGCAAGAAACCTTGCACATCTGTTCTGAAAAACTGACCATTTGGTGTCAACGTCACATTCTTGAGTTTTGATGTATCAATACTCTTACTTAGTAATTTATCTACAGTCACACCCTCAGCAATAATTGATCTCATTTCATCAGTGTAATCTTGAGGTTCAATGAGGGTTTCTGGAGAAATACAATACTGCATCATCAAATGAGGATATAGACTGTTAAGGTCGAATGATGCAACCCAATCATACATTCCTGGCACAGGCTCTTTGACATATGCACCTTCAAATGCAGAATCTTTATCTTTAATTTCTCTTGGCGGTACAATAATATTCTTATTAAGAAGATAAGAATATGTCATTGCATCCCACATTCTAGTCTGTGCAAATACATCTTCAAAATTAGATTTAGTATCATATGCAAGAGTGATTGCAAGTTCTACCAATTTCAACTTATCTTCAAGTTTTATAATGAGTTCAACGTCTTTGATATTATACTCAATAAACTTTTGAAAGTTTAATCTGTAGAGAGAATGGAGACTATCATATTCATCATATGATAATTTGTTTTCACCAAGTTCGACATTTGCAATACTGTCTAGTTTGTAAGATTCTTGTGATTTACCACCAGGTGCATACCATTTGTATAGTTCAATATAGTCAAGTGAAGCAATACCAGTCAAATCATATGATGTCAGTTTTCGACCATTTGCTGAATTGATTGTACGTTCGCCTATGAAATTCCATGGTGATAGTTTCTTAGCTTCATCTTCGCCTAGAATTCTACGGAATCTATTTACCAGATATGGAATATCAAAGAACTTCGTATTCCAACCTGTGATGATATCTGGACATTTCAGTTCCCACAACTGTATGAATTTTTTACACAAAGTCCATTCGTCTTTGCATTTGACATACAATTCATTTTCTTGTGCTTTATAATCACCACAACCAAATACATAAGGTTTTGGATCACCAAAGTATTTGATAGTAATTGCTGTAATAGGTTCGTTGGCTTCATATGGATCAGGAAATCCATTCTCAGAACCAACCTCAATATCAATCACACCAACAAGAACTTTCTCAGCATCATAGTCAACCATTTC